GACGATGACGATGATGACATGGAGAAAATGCAAAAGCAAATAGAATCTTTGAAAAAGCAACTTGCTGATTCAGAGGCTAGTATGCAAAAAGCAGTTCAAAATGAATCTGAGGCAAGACTAAGAAAAATGGGATTCAGAGAGGAAACTGGATTACAGGCTCCAAAAACAGTAAATAGTCTAGGAGTAGATGATTCTACACCTATACAAAAATCTGCTGTTGCTGACACCCCAGCACAATTAGCTGAACTTTCTTACTCAGAACTCAGAAGAATGCAACACCAAATAGAAACTGGTAACACCGATGGTGTTCCTAGGGAACTATTAGGATAATTAAAACA